ATTCGACCAAATACTGAAAGAAGCTACTCAGCAGGTTGAGGACGCGCTTAATTTAGAGGATAAGGGCTGGACTAATCTATCTCAGGGGTCTAACGTGATCCCTGCGGACCAGAGAATATCCACCGTCCGGGACGCTAGAGTATATTCCTTAAAAGACCCTCTAGCTGCTCGGGCGGTTAATCTAATGACGGATTATTCCTTTGGCCGGGGGATAACCTGGAACTGTGAGGACGAGCCGGCAGATAAGATACTAACGGACTTCTGGTACTCACCGGCGAACCAGGCTCTCTTCTCAGCGAAGGGACAGCGTAAATCATCGAACAAATTACTAGTAGACGGCGAGATATTCCTTGCTGTTTTCCTGGGGAATGAACCGACGATAAGGCGGGTTGACCCGCTAGAGATAACAGAATTCATTACTGACCCTGACGATGTGGAGAATGTCAGATACTACAAGCGGGATTGGGCAGACGTACAGGGTTCGTCTCATGAAGATTATTACTGCTCCTTCGCTAATATCGAGGATAAGGAATGCAAGGATTCCTCAGGGGCTTCCCATCAGAAGACGCAGGACGCCTTAATCTACCATCTAGCCATAAACGATCTAGGGCAAAGAGGGAATTCGTATCTTTTACCTGCCCTGGAGTGGATTAAGCTGTATCGCAAGTTCTTAGCTTCGAGGGTAGCGGTGATGCTAGCCCTTGCTAGGTTTGCATGGAAAGCAAAGACCAAGGGGGGGCAAGCGGCTGTTAATGCTATGAAGGCCAAGTTACATGAGGAAGAAGTCAAGGCTGCTTCCACTGTAGTAGAGAATGAGGCAGTTGACCTACAGCCTATCAGGACGGATTCGGGGGCTGGTCAGGCGTATCAAGACGGAAGACAATTAAAACTTCAAATCTCCGCGGGAACAGGCTGGCCGGAACAGTATTTCGGGGATATCTCGATAGGGAATCTCGCTACCGCCAAAACGGTAGAACTCCCCGTCCAGAAGATGTGCGAATCGTATCAAGCTATCTGGCAGGGGGCCTATGAGGATATATTCGGCCTTGTCTTAACGCATAACAAGATCTCTGAAGACAAACAGTATGTGGACATGGACTTCCCGGTTGTCTCTGAGGAGATGGCTTCTGCTATGGCGGAGTCGATAACTAAATTATGCGGAGTGTTCCCTGAGTTTACGGCCTCTCAGGATATCCAACAGATTGCGTTAATGACCTTGGGAGTGAAGAACGTGAATGAGGTATTAGATCAATTAAGTACGGAGTCCAAAGGGAATCCGAATGTAGCACTCGCAAGGGCGCTAAAGGAATTAAGGAGGCTAATAGAGAATGGCAATCTGCCAAAAGTGTAATGGGAGAAAGTTTATCGAATATGAATCAGGACTTATCAGAATCAGATGCCCTCTTTGCAAAGGAAGTGGCAATGAACCTAACGGCGGAACTCGACAAGACGATCAAGATGTTCGAGAGCGAGATCCCGGCAAACCCCGGAAGCGCAAAAAACGAACGTCTCGAAAGTAAAATGGAAAGGTCAATAGCCGAGTATTTCCGCGATCTTGAGAACGCTATTGATTGGGACGCTCTTGATCAGATTTACTATAGGAACGTGAAGCAGGAATGACACTCCCAACAGACATTAACGGATTCATCGATCCTATCTTAAAGACGTTCACTAATGACCTGGCCTACAGGATGAACGGGTATTTAGCGACTGTTTACCTCAAGGGTAGCGCTGAGATGGTTCAATGGGGGAGAACGAAAACTACCGATATGCCCATTTACCATGAAGGCCCCCCGATGCAGGATGCCATCAATTACGCACAGAAACGGACGGCTATTCTGGTGAAGGGATTGAATGAGGAAACCCGGGATCGTATGCAACTCGTAATTAAGAAGGCCATCCAGGAGAAGCGCGGCGTTGACGGACTAGCCAGGGATTTAAGAGGACAATTCGACAATATGAGTAGAGTCCGGTCAAAGGTTATCGCCAGGACAGAGACTTGCGATGCTTTGGAACAATCCTTCATGGACAGGTCTAAGGAAATAGGAGTCAACGGTAAAGAGTGGGTTGTCACCGATCCCTGCCCGATATGTGAGGAGAACGGGAACGCTGGGCCGATTCCTATAAACAAACTATTCCCAAGCGGGGATATGAGGCCGCCTGCTCATCCTAATTGTAGGTGTGCATTGGCGCCGGTGATGCTGAAGGGGAAGTAATGCCAGAGAAAGTTGAAATCATAATCAAACCGAAGATAACCGTGAGTCCCGTAATCAAGACCACGTTTTACATAAGCGTAAAGCCTATCATCAAGATACTGGAAAGCTTAGTGAAGGTCATTAAGCATGGAGTATAGGGACTTAATAGCAACAATAGTAGCAATCTTCATAATCGCAGCCGTAATCGTGTACGGAATATGGACAAGGCACAGATAAACTAGAAGCGAGTATGATCGTTTGGCATCTTCTAGGATGCCCGTAGGAGGATAATAATGCCGTATTCAATAGACAAACCGCCGGACAAAATCAAGGACATGCCCAAACACGCTCAGGAGATATTCATTGATGCCTTCAATAACGCCTTGAAGCAATACGAAGGCGATGAGGAGAAGGCTAATCAGACGGCCTATGCTGCTGTCAAGCAGAAGTATGAGCAGAAGGATGGGGAGTGGGTAGCGAAAGAGGCCGTTCATCCTCATGGTGAGCATGTCTGTGTTTGCCCTGAATGTAAAGAGGAAGTCACAGTCGGGGCTGGAATAAAGTGCAATACTCAGACCTGTCCGAAATGTAAAGAGCCAATGGTAGCGCAATCGGCAGGAGAGCGAAGAAATACGGAGGAATCTATGAAAGATGAATTGCAGGCCAAGTATGCCGAGATAATCCAGGAGAAGGGCAAGCGGAACGCACACCTGGACGCCGGGAGGATCAAGAAGATTCTTGAACTCTGCAAAGAATTACTATCTAACGAGGTCGAGGACGAGGACAAGACAAAGGAAGCTCTTGCCGAGGCCACTTCTGTTTTGGAGTGGTTGAAGTTACAAGAGACTATGAAACCAGAGGAAGGGGGATTATACCCCGCGTCTGCGTTTGCCTATGTCCCAGACCGCAAGGAAGCGGAAGGGTGGAAGCTCAGACTGTGGGAGGACCCCGAGAAGAAGGTTACTAAAGGCCAATTAGCGAAGATTGCTGCGGCCTTATCACCTGGGGGGTATAAGGGGCATCGGATAAGTGTCCCGAAGGAAGCTCTCGCCGCTGTGAAGCGCAAGATCAGGGCTGAGTACCGGAAACTCGACATAGCGGATGAGGACATGCCTCGATGGGTGCAGGAATCGGAGACGCGGCATTTGCTGTTCAATTACACCCCTCTGGATGAAGCGGACGTTGGAAGCAAGGGAGTGGCTAAAGTCGTGGTGATCAAACCGGGCTTCGGCAATCCGGTTGACAATCATTATTATCCCCCTGAGACGCTTTCAAGGGATTATCCTATCTTTGAAGGCGCGAAGATGTATGCAGACCATCAGACTAAAGACGAAGAAAAGGAGCGCCCCGAAGGGTCGATCCGGCAATGGGTAGCGAGTCTAAAGAATGTCAGATTTGAGGAAGGCGTAGGCGTTGTTGGCGATGCTGTGATAATCGAGCCCTGGTTGCAACAGAAACTAGCCACCTTGAGGGACCAGAAGCTATTAAGCGAAATGGGAATCTCTATTCGGGCGGCTGGTGTTGGAACCAAGGGTAAGATAGACGGCAAGGATGCTAACGTAGTCGAGCGTATTACTCAAGTCCGTTCTGTGGATTTCGTAACCGAAGCCGGAGCCGGTGGCGGAGTTTTACTATACGAGACTGAGAAGGAATTTGACATTGACATTATCAGTCTAGGCGTTCTGAGGGAACGCCGCCCTGACCTTGTGAAAACCATTGAAAACGAGGTCAAGGAAACTACACTGAAGGAGGTCAAGAAAACAATGGAACTAGAAGACAGAGTAAAAGAGTTAGAGGAACAGATTGGGACTCTAACAAACGAGAGGGACGAGGCTGTGAAGAAGATCACTGAGGCTGAGAAGGCACAACGGGTAGCGGAAGCCAAGTCTGTAATAGACAAGGCTATAAGCGAGGCCGAGCTGCCGGAAGCGGCTAAAGCGAAGCTCACAGCGCGTTTTGAGGCCGTTGAGTCTGCCGATGGTATAGAAGATGCTATCAAGGCAGAGATCGACTATGTAAACGCTCTCAAAGAGGCTTCCAAGCCTAGGAACCTGGGACCCTCGGATCCCAACCCCGAAGATGGGAAGAAGGCCCTTACGGAATCATTCAAGAAGTTACACCCGGAATGGACTGACGAGCAGGTTGAGTCTGCCGTGAAGGGGAGATAGACATGGTTGTAGGCCCCTCACAAGAAGCAGAAATAGCGGCTAACTATTACTACGACCCCTACGCCGAAGCCGGACAGGAAATATCCTCAACAGGCGAAGGCCGTCACGTTTATGTGCAAGAGATTGTGCTTATTCATGCCGACTCAGGGGATGGCTTAGTTGATAAGGGACAACCCGTAGGCTTTTGGGATGGCGTAGGCATAGCCCTGAAGTCGGCAACTTCCACGTCAGAAAACATACCTATTGACACGGAAGGAATATGGCGGCTTTCAGTCGTTGCCACCGCTCAGATATACATAGGGCAAGTCCTGTTCATAACTAACCTGGGAGTCGTTACGGACGTTCAAGCTGCTGCCTGGGGCGTGATTGGCTATGCCCTGCAGGGTATTCCTGAGGCCGGGACTGCAACCATAGCGGTCAAGGTTCACTGGATGGGAGTGCCGTGGAACCTGTTTTGGTGGGATTGGTGGCCGCAATCATAAATAACAAATCTAAATCAAGGAGGACACTAAAATGCCAGGAGTAACGGTAGGAGTTTATACCGGCCAGGAAGATGCCGGTACACAGGTTTCCTCTACTTATGAGGGGAGACATCTTACAGTTCGTGAAGACGAACTGATACACCCTTATCATTCGGATGGATTTGTCGATAAGGGTGATCCCGTTTGCGTATGCGATGCGGGAGTTCCAACGACCTATGGCAATTTAGTCGGCGTAGCTTTCCGGAGTGGAAGTGCTGCTGCTGACTGGATTGGGCTGGACACCGAGGGAATATGGAATCTAACCGTCTATGCTGAGAACGATGCCGGGAATGTCGCTATCGAGATTGGCGATCCCTTGTACATGAGGGTTGGATCGTTACCCGCGGCCGCTGATGCTGATGGAACCGGCGACGGAGAACTCAGCAAGATAACTGACAATGCCACGCAGGTATTCTTTGGTTACGCACTCGGAAGTATGGTAGCAGGTGGGAGTGGGCGGATAGCAGTCAAAGTTCATGCTGCGCCGTGGCCGGAGCAAGAGGAGCGACGCTATCAGACGGTAGCAACCGGAGCTTATTCCTATGGCTTCCATGAGACAGCTATCCTAGCGGCTGGTCAATCAACTGGCCTTCACTACAAGGACTGTCAAGTTGGCGGGCAACAGGCAGGGGGCATCTATGGCTTTGGTGCCTGGATGGAATTGCAATCTGACTTCCTGCACCTGGACAACGCCATATTGGTAGCGCTTGAAGGCGGGTTCTATGAGACGGCTGCTGATATTGGGGACAGTTGGCTCATTGGGTTGCAGTTGCAGTACATCATCCATGAGAATCCGAATATCATAAACCACTTCAGGGTAAATATCGCAGCTGCTGGTGGAACTATGAGCGCCGTCTTTGCGGCTGCTAATGTGAATTCTATCGGATATGCCGCAGATGCCACGACTGACAGTAGCAAGTGTGGGGATATCCCATTTGTGACTGTAGGCGGAAATACCTACTACATTCGGCTTTATGATGCCGCGAGTTAAGGAATCAACGAAAGGAGTTGAAATGCGGAAACTTAATCTTTCAGATTATACAATCAAGATCAAGGCTCCTGACAGGATGAATCCAGGTCAGGAAATCGATGCTGAATTCCCTTATCGCGTCAAGGACTCGATTCTGAATCTAATGTTCATTAAGGAATTGCAACTCAGCGGTGCTGAATTGGTCAAGCAGAATGTCTTGGCTATGAAGATCGAGGGATGCAAGAATGAGGTTCTATTAGAGGAAGACGAATATCAGCGCGTGAAGAAGGCTATTGACACCTTCAAGGGGTTCACCAGATACGATGTTGAGCTTGTAACCCGCATTACTGAGGCGGAAGTGGTAGAAGTACAATCAAAATAAGCTAATTCAGGGTAGCAATCAACCCGCCTAGAGCGGGTTTTTTGTTGCCCAAAATAATCAAGGAGGACTAAGATGGCAGAATTCTTAGAAACTATGAAGTCCTGGGATGGGTATATGACCATCTCGGAGACGAAGAAACCCGAAGACTACGATCAGAGATTGAAGGAAACCATTGATCTTCTGTCTAACGCGAAGGGCTTTCCCCCGCACAGGCATGAGTTCATGGTCCGCGAAGCTCTAACAACCTCTGATTTCCCTTACCTGTTCGGTGATGTACTGGACAGGCAGGTACTAGCGGCTTATAAGGCCACGCCCCCGGTATGGCAGGCTTTCGTAAGGAAGTCCACTGTACCGCGAATATACCCTCAGATCGGTGGGTATAGGTTCGCCATAACCGGCGGGGATCAGTACCTCGCTGAAGTCGCTGAAAAGGGTGAATACCTCGCATCCGATAGGGGCGAGTCTAGATACACCCTATACGTCAAGAAGTATGGGCGGCAATTCGATATCTCCTGGGAAGCCCTTATCAATGACGACATCAGCGCATTGAAGGACACCCCGGCAAGGTTCGCCAAGGCTGCGGCCAGGACAGAGCATCGG